TATTTATAAATTTAAACTTTTTCAACAAAATTTTTATGGATATGAAATGGACAATACAAAACACGCAGAAGTTATAAGTTATGCGGGTAGATTAGTATCTTTGCGGAATTCAATAATGCATTTCAATATAACAAGTTATAAAAATAATAAAGACCATTATCTTAAAACATTAATTTACTGGGAAAAACTTATAGAAGTACCTAAAATGCAGTATATACATAACCTCTCCTTAAATAAAAAACCCAGAATGACAACAGTTCTAAAGGCTCTTTCAGATACTTATCCAGATTTTTTATCTTTAAGTGACCGTCTTGTCTGTGATATGTTTGATGATATCGCATTCATAAATGGCTGGGGAATTAATGAACTCCCACAATACTGGTCTATTGGTCGAGCACTTTATGAATTAAGACGTCAAAAGAAGAAAAAACAAGCTTTATAATCATCTTTCTAGCTTCCCATTCTTTGTATTAATTTCAACTCCGTGTATATCTTCCAAACTTCTTGTTGTATTGAAATATCTAAAGTCAACCTTCTTTTCAACTTTCCCAACTCTGCTCATTATTTGATTATAACTGTTCACCTGGTAGTATATAGAAAATACAAGCAATGCCAAGATTAAGCATTCTATTAAATAACTCCTCTTTTGAATATATTTCACAAAACCTTTTACATCAGTAAATAACCTACTTTTCATTTTGCTCACTTTCCTTTTTCTTAATTCCTAATATATATTACGGAATATTGAGCAAACTTAAAACCTTTATTTAAGCGTTTTTTTAATGTTTAAAATAGTATACACTTATCTAAAAAACGAAAAATCTTTATTCAATTAGTAGTCCTGCTAAATGATGTAATTTTGGAAAAAGATTATTTAATATAAAATTAGTGTATTTGCGTTGATTAGGGTTTATGTTGCAGCAGATTTCTTTAGTAGATATTAACCAATTCTATACAAAACCTGTAAAAAAACGGGGCAGCTATAAGAAACATCCGAAAACGGAAGAAGAAATAAGCCCGTGGACTTTAATAAAAGACTTGTATGTAAAGCTTGCCGGCTATTTTTCACTACCAGTTTTTTGTCAGGAGGATATTGTATTCACACAAGGTATTTTTCGCATCAGCTGCTATGCTTATACCGATGAAGCTTACGAATATCAGGGTGAAACCTACAAAGGTGAAAATTTTAAGGTATTTGAAGCTGAAATTATCGGCACTGAGAATATGTATTTAGAAGACCGTCTGAAAATCCATCAGGCGGTTTTAAGCTATTTGGACGCAGGCGCTACAATAGAAGAGGCAGAAATATACGTAAAAACTAAGTTTAAGCATATTTTTGGGTAAGTTATGAGTTTAAATGAAAAACAGAAACAATTTTGCGAAGAATTTATTATTGATTTTAACGCTACGCAAGCCGCTATTAGGGCAGGCTATAGCAAAAATACGGCGCGCAATATTGCATGTGAAAACTTAGCAAAACTTAACATTCAGGAATACATTAAGCAGCTCATTGAAAAACGTAATGAGCGAACTAAAATCACGCAGGATGAAGTTGTTGCCAATATTGTTGAAGTTATGCAAAGGTGCATGCAGGCTAAGCCTGTAACATTTATGGGACGACAGGTTAAGGATGAAGAGGGGAATAACCTCTGGAAATTTGACTCACAGGGTGCAAACAAAGCCCTTGATATGCTTATGAAGCATACCGGCGGGTACAACGCAGATAACCAACAGAAACAAGCACTAATGACCTCAGTACAAAAGATTTTTGTTACCCCCGATGAAGTTGAAGAAGTAGATAAACATATAAAAGAAACTATAAACAATGATAAACAGTGAGTTTCTGGGGCAAAGATTACTAAAGCAGGGCTTTGAAACCTGGATGCGCTATATGTTCCGGGTTATTGAAGGACGCCCGTTTGTTGTTGAGCCTATACACGCAGACCTATTCCAGACAATGGAAAAACTGTATGCAGGTAAAGAGTTGCGCCAAAATATCAATGTCCCGCCCAGAAGTGCTAAAACTACGCTTGCAAAATACTTTATAGCCTATTGCTGGACAATCAGTCCTAAGATGAATTTTATCTATACATCTTATTCGGAAAGCCTTCTGGCGAATATCTCCAAAGAATTGATGACAATTCTTGAACATCCGGCATACAAAGCTATGTATCCGCAGTCGAGAGCTATTGAAGGGGAAGAGGATATAACCCCCAAAGATGACTTTTGGTATGAGTATCTTAAACAGTTTTACACAGGTAAAAACGTATATTCAGCTAAAAAAATCACAACCTATCAAGGCGGAATATGCTTGTTTAGTCCTATCGGAGGTCAGATAACCGGGTACGGCTGCGGCGTGCGTTCGGCTAAAAAGTTCTCTGGTGTGCTTATTATCGATGACGGCAATAAACCTGCTGATGTGCGCTCACAAACTATGCGCGACAGGGTGTTACGATACTACGAAGAAACCCTGTTGTCACGTCTGAATAACCCTTATGTCCCGATTATCAATATTCAGCAAAGACTGCATGTTGAAGACCTTTCCGGAACTTTAGAGAAAAAATACAGGTTTAACACCCTTAAGAAACCTCTGCTTGATGAAAACGGAGTATGTCAAATCCCCTCACAGTACACCCCTGAACGTATTGAAGAACTTAAAAAGAATAATTACATGTTTTTATCCCAATACCAGCAAGAGCCAATTATATTAGGCGGTCAGGTAATTAAGCGTGCATATTTTAGATATTACCCCGTCGCAAAAGAATACCAGTATAAACGTATACTTATTGCAGCTGATACAGCAATGAAAACGAAAGAATATAACGACTACAGCGTATTTATGGCCGGCTGTGTAACAACAGATAACAAGTTACATGTTCTGGATATGCTGCGCGGAAAATGGGAGGCGCCGGAGCTTGAGAAAATGGCAGTTGCTATATGGAATCAGTTTAAGCTATATCCTGTTACGGGTTTGACTTGCAACGGCTTCTATATCGAAGATAAAGCGAGCGGCATCGGATTGGTTCAGGGCTTAACCGCAAAATACGGGATACCGGTTATTGGTGTTCCAGCTTCAACCGACAAGTTAACTCGCGCAGAGAACGTGCTGCCATATATTGAAAGCGGTCAGGTGCATTTACCAGAAAATGAAAACTACAATTTTAACGTTGATATACTCTCAGAGTGTGAAGCTTTCAGCCGTGATATGTCGCATAAGCACGATGATATTGTTGATACATTAGGTATTTTGATTCAGGAAGCTTTAGGAAAGACAAAGATTAGTATTTTAGATTATTTTATGTAAATTAATTTTCAAGCCGTTTGCTACGATTGAATTATGGCTAAAAATAAGAACAAAAAACCGCTGAAAGCAACCAACACAGCGGATGATAACATTATGCAGGTAATCGAGCAGGAGTCAAGAAAGCTTACTGCTCAGAACTCTTTGGAAACTGCTTTAAGATGCGGAAACGGGCTTGATAACTGGTCGCAGACTTTGAGTCCGCGCAATGCTTATAATAATCTCTCGCTGGTTATGATTAGCCAGTGGCAAATATTGTTAAGCTATCTATACAAGACCTACGGCGTACTTGCCAAAATGGTTGATATACCAGTAGATGACGCGTACAAAGGAGGCGGGTTTACCCTTGAAACTGATAGTATTGAAGAAGAAGAGCTCAAAGAGCTGGAAAAGACTATTAATAAAAATCAAGATATAAAACAGATAAAAAATGCACGCAAGTGGGCTCGGCTGTACGGCGGTGCGGCACTTATAGCACTAAGCGGGGATGATTTATCAAAGCCTCTGAACTATGAATCGCTTTATAAAAAACCTTTAGAGTTTATGGCTGTGGATAGATGGCAATTATCATATTCAGAGCCTAATATTAATATCCCGGGTGGTCAGTGGGAATATATTAATCAATACGGGCGGACAAAAGCTAAAAAAGGTGTTATCGGTTCTAATACGCTGACACGTATCCACTCAAGCCGTATTTTCCCTATAACAGGCAAAGAAGCTCCGTTTATAATTAAGCAGCGTGTTAACGGCTGGGGAATATCTGTTTTAGAACAGGTGTTTTCTGATATGTCGCAGTATTTTAAGGCGGGGAATGTCTTATTTGAGCTTCTTGATGAAGCAAAAGTTGATATTATCAAGCTTGAAACACTCCAGACTGCATTATCAGCAGGTAACACAAACCAGATTTTACAGCGTATGCTCGACTTGATTGCAAATAATTTGAATTATAAATCAAAACTGCTGATGTCCACCAATGATGACTATGTCCAAAAGCAGATAAGTTTCAGCGGGCTGGCAGAAATGAATAAAGAAATCCGTATTATGATGGCGGGTGCAGCCAATATGCCTGTTAATAAACTCTGGGGCGAAGGTGTCACAGGTTTTGGAAGCGGAGAAGACAGTTTAGAGAACTATAATTCCCAGATAGAGAATGAAGTCAGAAGCGCAGATGATGCAGTTATTGACTGGGTGCTTATGCTCAGGTGCTATCAGCAGTTTGGCTTTGAACTTCCTGACTTAACCAAAAACTGGAAAAATTTAAGAGTTCTTTCTGCAATTGATGAACAGAATATAGCTGACCATAAATTCGCAAATGCCTTACAGCTTTATGACAGACAGTTCTTAAGCCCTAAAGAGCTTGCGTTATACCTTAAAAAAGAACAGTTATTTGTCGCGGATACAAGGGCATTACGGGGTGAGCTTGAAGATATGCCATTATTGAGCCAGCAGCAGGGATTTACTGAAACGAAGGATATTGTTAAGGAATGAGCCCTACAGCCATTAAAGATTTCAAGATAAAACAGTCTTATACAAGGCTTGTACAAAAAGCCTTGTTCTCATATCTTTGGGAAGGGATTTACAAGCCCATGTTTGATATGCTTGAAATCAAACCCGATAAGGCGAGAAATAGCCTTGATGCCGTGACACAGGGGCTTAAAGAAGGGCAGATATACTATGTTGAAGGAGGCTTTAAGGCTAAAACTAAATTTTCAGCAGCCCAGTCAAGACTGTTAGTAACGTGGGGTGCGAAGTATGACAGTTACAAAAAAATGTACCGCATTGATTATAACCAAATCCCGATGACTGTTCGTGTTGCGCTTGCAGAGTCGGAAATAAGCGCGAAGAATACTATTACCCAACTGGAAGTGTTTTTACGGGAGGTCGAAGCCAATATCCCGTATATTGTGGAATCAATGGTATTTAATGAGGAGGTTGTAACCATTCTTGATGATGCGGGGAATGAGGTTAAGAAGAACGTTAAGCACCTTAATATTATTGAGCCGGAGTTGTCAGAAGCCCAGAAGCAGGAAATAGCGCAGAGCTATACAAACAATATGCGCTATTATATCAAGAATTTTGCAGAGAAGCGTATCCCTGAAATGCGTCAAAGGGTGCAGGAACTTGTACTCAAAGGCTACAGGACGGATACTATAGAAAAGATGCTGCAGCGTGAATTCAATATAATGAGTGATAAAGTTAAGTTTCTTGCACAGCAGGAAACATCTATTATGCTTGCTGAATACAAGCGCGTAACCTATCAGGAGATGGGTTTTGATAAATTTATCTGGCGGACAATTATAGACGGCAGAGAACGACCGCGCCATCACGAACTTAATGGGCAAATTTTTAGATATGATAACCCGCCATATGTAGATGCAGGGAAAACCCGTACAGGCTTGCCAGGACAAGATTTCGGCTGCCGTTGTGAAGCCGTACCATACCGCGATGACAACCCGCTTATAAAGACAGAAATAAAAAACGGACAGTTACAGCTTACTAAATCCTAAAAACCGAGTTTTTAGGATTTTTGTTTTTCCCCTCAAATTTAAATTTCGCGCGGGTTGGTACAATCAATACAGGAGTATCAACCAATGGACAGAGGCAAAATAGACAATTTAATATGCTATCTTTTAGCAATAGCCAACTATGCGAAGGATATACACTATAACTGCGGAGGGGAAAGTTTCTATGGTCAGCACTTATTTGCTGACAGGTTTACAGATAACCTGCAGGACTACATAGACCAGCTTAAAGAAATATGTCTATTAGGGCACGGATTTAAACCGCTGCACTCAAACGAATATTTGAGAAGGGGAGCCGATTTAATCCCCGAAGCGGTTGATTTCCGCCTTATGCACGATTTAATGCTCAATTGTCTACAAGAGATTGAGGGTGTTGAAGATATCTCAAAAGGTGATGAAAACCTTATTGGTGCTATTGCTCAGGATGTCCAGAACAATGTCGGACTTCTAAATATTATGTTTGGAGGTGTACAAAGTGTATAACTGGACGGGTAAATATAAGGCTACAAACGCAATATATCTTGAGGACTCAAACGGACAGGAAGGCAGACCGTTTAAGGCACGTTTCATACAGGCGGGTCTTGTAAAATATGATTTCGGGGTCTGTCTTTTAAAAAAAGAGACAATTGATAAGTTTTTAAACACTTTTCTGGAGGACCCAGTAATTATTAACCATATTGATGATATTAATAGTGACGATGTTTGCGGCATTATTCAAAAGGTATGGTTCAGCGCGGAGGACGGCTGGTTCTGGTGTTCGGGGGTTATAACCGATGAAAAGGCTATTAAACTTATTGAAGACGGTTACAATGTTTCCTGCCAGTACCGTATAATAGATTATGCCGATAATACAGAAGGCAAGCTGCATAATGCAAACCCGTATGACAAAGAGATTTTAGACGGTGTGTTTGAACACCTTGCAATAGTAGAGAACCCGCGCTATGAGGGGGCGTATATTGCCGTGAATGCGTATGTTGCTCAAAATGCTATATGCAGAAATGAATTTAAAGAAAGTGAGCATCCCCGCGATGATGAAGGGAAGTTTACTGAAAATAACGATAGTACAAGTTATTTTGCAAATTGGGACAATGCTCCGGAGGTAGAGTTAAAAACAAATGAATTAAGCTCTATTACGGATATTAAACTGCTAAGAAAAGCTGCTCAGGATTATTATAAAAACAACTTGCAGGGTCAGACAATTAACAAGGAAGGATTAGGAAGTATCCGTTTTTCCGGCAAAGGCTGGAAGGAATTTGTACATACAAGCGCTGATGGGGATAAGTTAAGAGCTATTCCGCAGCTGCCGGAAATTATTAAAAATGGAAAATTAGGCGATTTTCAGAAAGACAATAAAGGCAGAACTGACAATATAAAAGGGTTCTATCCCATTTATTGCAATCTAAAAACAAGCAGCGGAATAAAAAAAGCAGAAGCTTTAATAGCCCAAGATACAGAAGGCAACCTTTTTTACACGATGTTTTTAGATTATGACCGCCCCATTGCTAAAAATAAAAGGGACATTACCAGTAATCAAGACCGGCTGCCCCTTAACTTTATTATAGCATCTAACTCAACAGATTTCAATACTAGTAAATATCAACCTGTATTCGACTGGATACGCAATTTTAAAGGAGGAATTATGGACAAGGAAACAAAAGGCTTGTTTGAGTCGCTTATTGACGCCCTGAGAGCCCGTAATGAGGCTGAGGATGAAAAGGAAAAAGACGACGAAAAGAAAGCCGAAAACAAAAAGGCTAAAAATGAGGATGTCGACAAGCGCGACATTATTCGTCAGATTATGGCTATTGCAGGCAAATACGAAGATAACGAAGATGTCAGAACTATTGCTAAATTAGCTGGTAAACTGGCTTACGACAAATCGGAAGCCGGTACTGCTGACAACAAAGCCAAAAATGAGGACGATGAGGAAGAAAAGAAAGAAGACGAAGAAGCCAAGAATAAATGTAAAAACAAGGCTAAGAATGAAGACGAAGAGTCCAAAGAGAAGTATGAAGATCTAAAAGAAGAAGTTAAAAAAGAAGCTGAAAACAAGAAGGCTAAAAACTCAATGGATGCTCTCAAGCGCGTTTTCTTTGAAGGCGAAGCACCGAGAGGCAAAATCTATATGTCGCAAAAAGAAGGCATAGAACTCGGCAAAAAGCTTTACTAATCAGTAATCAACCAACATAAGGAGTATAAAAATGACAAATGGTATTTCATTAACAAATAGAAGGATGACCGCGGCAAAAGGCCAGCCGGCATACCTGCCAAACCAGCCGATTATCCATAACTGTATCGTAGACCCGACATTGGCGGCAAACACATATTTGAGCCCTGGTGATGTTGTTGCTCTTCAATCTGCTGCAACTTTAAAAGGTGTAACCGTTGTAAAAAAAGCAGCTGTAACAGATACACCGTGCGGGGTTGTTGTATTTAACTCTATTAAATCCGGTTTTGCGGCAAATGATAAGATTTCTATTTTCCCGGTTAATTCTTTTGTTTACCTGCCTGCAGGTGCAGCTAATATTAAACTTGGCGATAATTTACAGTTTAATGCTTCAGGTCAGGTTGTGACAACAGCAACTGCATCTAATGGCTATATCGGTATTGCATGGACAGCACCATCAGCGGTGAATGACTTAGTTGTAGTTCAGATTGTGCCGGGTATGGAAGCAGCAGCTTCATCTTAGTAAAAGTAAATATCAACCAACAAAGGAGTATAAAAATGGCAAATAGCATTTTTGATGCGGATAAATACGCAGAACAGACATTTAAAGCGGTTAACGCTTTATTTGACTATCCTACCGCCGGGGTTGTCCAGACGGTAGACACAATAACTGAAATTGTAGATGGTATAGTGGAAGCTAAATACTACACAGTAGACGGCACACTCTCAGACTACATAAATATAGACGCTTCCGGCAGAGGTGCTTATGCCGGTGAAATCTTCCAGTTTACCGGTGCTTATGTAGGCTCGCCGTTTAAACAGTGCATTATTAATCCTGCTTCAACAGGTATACATAACGACGCGACAGCAGATATCGCAGTAGACGGTATCAGAACGCCTAATAACTTCTACAGACAGAAATATTCTATTTCTCAGGAAGGTCTTAAGATGGCAGCGGTTAACCGTGTAACATTTGACCTTGTGGAAGAAAAAGAAAAATCCCGTAAAAAATGCTGGGATTTGGGCTTGCAAGACACATTGTTTGAAGGTCTTGGCGATGGAAAGACATTTGGCTTGCTCAACCAGCCTGGGGTAACTGTCAACACTTCGCTTATCCCTGTTGCAATTCAGAACATGACAACAGCACAGCTTAAGACTTTTGCAAGTTCAGCACTAACAACAGCGTTTGCAAACTCTAATTATACAATCAAACCTAACCGCTGGTTAATGCCTACAGATACATTTATGGCTCTGGGTGTACCATACGGCGATACATTCGGAATGCCTACAGTTATTCAGGTATTAGAGAATGCATTCAAACAAGCCGGCGCACCTTCTGACTTTAGAATTGTACACTCTATCTACGGCGATGCTGCAGGTACAGGCGGAAAAGGCAGACACGTATTCTACAATACAGAAGCAGATAACCTGCTTATGCTTACTCCGAAACCATATACACCACATCCATTGTATGCAGTAGGTGCATTAGATATGATTTCCGATGCAGAAGCACAATTCACAGGTGTATGGCTGAAACGTCCTACATCAATGCTTTACGCTGATGAAGCAGCATAGTAATTAGGAGGAAAGTAAAATATGAAATTACATAACAGATGCGGTAATAACCTATCACACGTAATTGTCGAAAAAGGCAAGAACATAACTTATTTCATAGCTAACGGTGACTTTGGAGAAGTGCCGAAAAAAGTAGCTGAAATATGGCTTAAAATACCCGGGGTAACTGAATATGTCGAGCCTGAGGACTTAGAGAAAGCAAAAATCGAAGCTAAAGCGAAACAGGAGGCTCTGGAAAAGGAAAATGCCGAGCTTAAGAAAAAGCTTGAGGCATTAGAGAAAGCAAAAACCGAAGATAAAAAGTAAATTTCTTCAACACACATAACCTGATAACTATGAAAGGAAAATCACAACATGTCAGACAATATTTTGGAAAATGTAACAGTAGAACAATTTAAGGAATATTTTATGCGTGATTTTCCTTTCCTTCCTTTATATCAGGAGGGCAAAACGTATTTTATTGATGATATAGTTTATGTTGAGCCTAATTTTTATAAATCACTCATTAATAACAATACACAGCCGGTAACTGATACAGAAGCCTGGGACGTTACAAAAGGTGATATTTATAACTATGTGACAGACGCAGATATACAAAAGGCAATGTCACAGGCCATAATTAATGCCAACGAGCGTTACGGCAGTGACGACACCGAATGTGTTAACATCTATTTACACCTGGTCGCTTTTTATCTGGTAATGGATTTAAGAAACGCCTCTAGCGGTGTTAACGGTACTTTTAGCGGTTATGTCGCGTCAAAAAGTGTAGGTGATGTATCTGAGAGTTACTCATTTCCTACCTGGCTTATGAATAACCCGTTATATGGTATTTATTCACAGAATGGCTATGGTATGAAGTATTTATCTCTCATACTACCTTACCTTGCGGTTACGATTCTGTTCTCACCCAGGAGGTCTACTTATGGCTAATGTTAAGGCGGATTTATCGGGGCTTGAGGGGTTACTCAGGGGCTTAAAAGATGAATACAGTGTCAAAATAGGTATCATCGGGAGTGACGCAAAGCAGCAGCACGACAGCGAAAGCGGTCTTACCAATGCTGATATTGGTACGTTTCACGAATTTGGTACAAAGAGAATGCCCCGCCGTTCTTTCTTAGAAGATGCAATTATCCGTAAGGTGTTTAGTCCGGACCAGATGAAGGACATGAAAAAAATCTTATGGAAACAGTTCTTTGTTAAAAATGCGGCTAAAAAATTCATGCAGGATATCGGAGCAAAGGCACTGGACGCAGTCTGGATGGCATTTGATACAAACGGATTCGGGGAATGGAAGCCGCTAACTATAAGCACGGAGCAGAATTTCAGAAAAGCCAGAAAAAGAAACGTCAAAAAACATGGCTATCAGATACTTACAGATACCGGCAGGTTAAGACATTCAATCAGTTTTAAGGTAATTAAAAAATGAACCTAATCCAGCATAATACAATACTATCTAATACTACGGGGCTTCCTAACATGGCTCAAACCATTCAAGGCTGGTTTCAGCCTGTTGAGTTTGAGGTAATAACCCGCAGTTTAGCTGATGACGGTGACGGTGTGGACTGGGTGTCTGAAACCGTTACATTAATAAAAACACAAGGTGTAGTAAGACCTCCGAGCGATAAGGACTTAAAAATATTACCCGAGGGTACATGGGCTTGGGAATGGCTTCAAATTCACTGCTTACCGAATGTGGAATTAAACACTAATCAGTTTGTAATCTATAAAGAAAAGCGCTATAAGGTTATGGCTAAAAAGGATTGGACAGAATACGGGTATATCAGATACACATTACTAGAGGCTTTTCAGGCAGAGCAGCTGGAGGGAGGCGTTAGTGGCTAATTCACTAGAGATAATTAAAAACATACTTGTTAATGAAATGGAGCTTCCAAAGACCCGTGTTTGGGCGTATAACGCTGATATGGATTTGCCAAAGGATAACAAGCTCTTTGTAGTCCTGCATTATGGCGAAAGACGGCCAATAAGCAACAATGTTAAATATGTTTCTACTGATGAGGAATTGGAAGAACATCTGAGTATGAACGTAGCTGAGGATGTTATAATCTCGCTTTTATCTCGCGGGGTTGAGGCCAGAGAGCGGGCACACGAGGTGCATATGGCATTCAGAAGTACATATGCACAGCAGGTACAGGCAAAAGAGCACGTGCATATTTCATTACTGGGGGATGTTTACGACGCTTCTTTTTTAGAAGCAGCTTCAAGAATTAACAGATTTGATTGCCGCGTAAGAGTTTTCAACTCATTTGCTAAGATAAAAACAGTAGATTATTTCGATAAGTTCCCTAATACAAGTCAAGTAGAAGTTATAACAAAAATAGAACCGTAAAATATCAACCAACAAAGGAGTATCAACTAATGACAGCAGGATATCAGATACCAATTACTTATGTAGTTAACGCTACTGCGGTAACACCTTCGCAGGGTTTAGAGCCGCTTAAGCTAAGCACTATTCTGATAATGACAGATGAAGAGCCGGCAGTACCTTATCAGGGCTCTTATGTTATCTCAAGAACGTCAACTGGAATAGCTGACCAATGGGGGACAAATACTGAGATGGCACAGCAGGCCAATATGATTTATTCCCAAACGCCGAATATTTTAGCTAATAACGGATATGTTATCGGCGCTAACTACCAGACAGTGGATTATAACAACCCGGCAACAGCGGGCACGCTGACAACAGAAAACCTGAGTGCAAATATAAAAAATTTTATTTCTGTAACTAACGGGGTGATTAATCTTACTGTTGACGGTTCGGCAAAACAAGTCACAGGACTTGACTTTTCGGAAGCAGCAACACTGGAAGAAATAGCAGAAGTTATACAAGCTAAGTACACTGATATTACAATCACAGCTACTGCTGATAATACATTACTTTTTGTTTCTAAAACAACCGGAGCCGCAAGCAACGTGACTATAGCAGCTATGACCGGTTCAAGCGGTACAGACTTGTACGGAGCGTCATACCTTAACGGTGCGGCAGCGACTGCTGTATCGGGTGAAGCTGCAGAGAGCGGTACAAGACCTGAAACACTTTCAGAAGCAGTAACAAGATTAGCCGGCCAGATATATTTTGAAGGCATATTGACTACAAGGACATTGAGTGACGAAGAAGCAATTACAGCCTGCTCAACAATTCAAGGAATGCAAAACAGAATATTCCCTGTTCCAGCTTCAAACGCCTCGGCACTGGCAGCTTCCACCGGCTTGTTCTCTAAAATAATGTCTTATACTAATTGCAAACCTCTGCTTTACACTCTTGGTGATGATGACGAAGCTGCCGCTCTTAATTCCAGGTTATTCGCTGCTGCATATCTTTCAAGAGGTTTATCGGTTAATTACAGCGGAAGCAACACTACAATAACTATGAACTTGAAAGACCTAACAGGTTTACAAGCGGATACAAATATTAATGAAACTATTCTGGCTCAGGCTGCGGCTGTGGGCGCTGATTGTTTTGTATCTCTGGAGGGTTTAGCTAAAGTTATATCTAATAAACAGAACGGTATGTATTTTGACCAGGTGGCTAATAGAATTTGGCTGGTCAATACTATACAACGTGAAGTGTTTAATGTTCTGGCTACCACGCGGACAAAAGTACCGCAGACAGATGCAGGGCTCGAAAGTATAGTAAAAGCTATTAGAAACGTCTTCAATCAAGCCGTAGTAAATGGCATGATTGCTCCGGGCGAATGGAATAGCTCAGACTTTTTCGGTAATCAGGAAGACTTTTTGAGAAATATCCGCGAATTTGGGTTTTTCATCTATCACCAACCTGTAGCAGAACAGGCACAGAGCGAACGTGAAGAAAGACACGCACCGCAGTTTCAGGCTGCAGGCAAAGAAGCGGGAGCCGTGCACGATAGCAACATAGTTATTTATATTGAAGCATAGGAGATTTTAATATGGTAGACAGCTATACAGCGCAAGATATTATTATCGCGGAAGATTACAACGGGGAGTGGGTGCTCACGGATTTTGCAGACAACACTGTCGCAGAACTTACAGCACCTAACAACCTGAGCACTACGTCAACCGGTTATAACGGTAATTCTCTTGGAGCACATAATGAGCCGGGAAGGCAAAGAGAATTAACATTAAGACTTGTCAAAGCTTCCGGCGATGATAAAAGGTTTAATGAGAATTACAACTTATGGAAAAATAGAGACTTCAGATTTAAGCCGCTAACAATGCGTTTTACAAAGAATGTTGCTCATTCAGACGGTTCTGTAACACGCGACACGGTAGAGTGTTATTTCGGGTTACCGGGAGACCAGCCGGTACAAACAACGGATGTTGCAGGTTCTACCGACCAGGTAGTAAGTGTATACATGTTGCGGTTTGGTAACTCTGAAAGGAGCTTAAGCTAATGTTAAAATTCCAGTTAAAGAGCGGGAAAATGGTAGAACTGAACCTCGCGCCAATGGATAATGCTTTGTATTTGTACAGAACAATTATCCACGAATGCAAAGGTGCGGGGTTAGATATAACGGCCGTAGACGGTGAAAGCATTGCAGCAGTACTCACAAAAAACATTGATGCACTATTAAGTGTTATCGGCTCTGAATATGTGCTTGAAGCGATAAAGGGCTGCGCCGATAAGGTTATATACGATAAACAGCGGTTCAATATGGAGATTTTTGACAGGGATGAAAAAGCACGGGGGGATTTTTTCCCGCTTATGACACTTATTGCGGTTGAGAATATCCGCCCTTTTTTTCCAAGTCTCAATTCCGTTTCAAGTGCGATAGAATCCCTATTGTTGAGGAGCTAGAATTACCGAGAGTTGAGTATAATATCGACACCTTTAAGGTCTGGGCGATGAAGCTCTCAAGGGCGGGTTATGGAGATATCAATACAATAAAGAATCTGAATGCGCAGGAGTTTATGGACTTAGTCCATTATGAAAACTATCTTGCAAAGTATGCGGAACTGGTAAGGGCGCTGAATAGCGGAAAAAATAAGAAATAAAGCCTCAAGTCATGCCTTTGGGGCTTTATTTGTGCTATGATTAGACAAAGGACAAACCTCCGCCGGACTTCCGCTCTATATATCAGCCAACAGAGTCACGGGAAGGAGGTGAAAAATAATGTCCTATTTGAAATCTGTGCTATGCACAATCATTACCTTTTTAAGAAGTGCTAACGCGATATTACCAATAATAACAGAGTTGTTAGAACTAATTGAAAAGTGCATTTAGACTTTTTTTAGAGCTTTGAACCTTTCAAGGCTCTTTTCTTTATATTAACATAACCACTAAATTATCTTAGCATATTTCAATACTTTTTTCAATTAAATCCCCGTCAAATTCTGGAGCTGGTACTGGGTATATTCAATATCCTGAGTGTTTATTTGGTTTCAAAAGCCTTTACTATGTCCCAATGTAAGACACTTAACCTATCTCTTATTTTATCATAATCGAGTTTTAACTCTTTGCACCATAATGCTAACGATTTAGTTTGATTCTTATAGGTTATATATCGAGTGTTTGTTTTATTATAAAATTGATATTCAAAAGGCACCCATCTACAATTCTTAGGTTCATAATTTCCATTTACATCAATTCTATCAATAGTTAGGTTGTCTTTGTAACCATTCGCCATAGCCCAATCGTAAAAGGCTTTAAAATCATTCCGCCATTCTTCACACATCGTAATTCCACGCCCACCGTACGATTTATATCGTGCTCTTTTAGGATTGAAACAACGTTCCTTCATATTTTGCCAGGTTTGGTATATTCGTTTTGAAGATTGACCATGTGTCGTTCTTTTTTGTTTGGTTTGTTCTATACGCCCACAACCACACGAGGTAGAAATAGCTTTTAATAAATTAGAACGCATTACTAGCCTCTCGTTACCACAATCACAACGGCAAAGATAATAATTTTTATATTCCTTTGGGTTAAGCTTTACTTTATGAGAAAATTTTAATACCGTCCATTTCCCAAAACGTTTTCCAACAATATCATTGACATTTAAACGATTTGTTTTTGAACATCCGCAACTTTTTGCTTCACCTTGCATTAAAGCTGTTCTTGTTAAAATTTTAATATTGCCACATTCACATTTACACAAATATTTGTACAGGTGTTTTTTCGCACTCTTAGTTTCTTTAATATCGTGTGAAACAAATGATATAACTGTTAATTTTCCGAATTTTTTACCAACAATATCGTTTACATCTACTTTTGACATTTTTACTCCTATCATTCATTATACTAAAACTTTCTTTACATAAGCATCATGGGGGATTTCATCTCGGTATATCCACCGTCCATTTACAAACTCTTCTCTGTAAAATCTAGATTGAGAACCATCACTTTGGCAAATTGTATAAGGCACCATTTCCCCATCTGGCTGTTGAATCGCTAAACAATATGTTCTATACTTTGAATTCCCTTCAAAAGGTTTTTTTATTACATTTGGTGGTAAAATGGGAGCTTGAGAAATGCTGACAATATTTAAATACATTTTTTTCCTTTCTTAGTTAGCTTTTTGTACATCTAAAACTTTTAAAAAATCTTTATTTGAGCTTGTAAAAGCAATTTCTATAGCTTTTTTTATAGAACAGCAAGAAGATGGCACCCCTTTACAACAGTCGCACAAATCTCTTGCCGGACAATTATTTACTTGGAATTTAAACATATTCCACCTCTCTAACTACATATTTAAAAACCCGAGCCATTTGTTCAATGCTATAATCAATTTCTTGCTTGATGTGGAAAATTATGCCAAAGACTTTAATGCCGTTATCTTCTAAGATTTTGTCAACAGCATCTTCAGTTAAATTTCTGGTTGTTGTAAAACTATATTCTGTGACTTCGCCATAACCGTAGTAATTTCTAAATGTTCCGATTTGTTTTGTTTCAGTAAAATGTTTTTTTTCGATTTTCATTTCGCGCCCCTTTTGTAACTTTATATTTATATTATACAACTAATCGGTTGTAATGTCAACTGATTAGTATAACTATTTAACATAACTTTACAATTAAAAAGTTGCAAAACTGCACTAATGAGTTATAATATATAAAAAGAGGGAAATATGATTAAAAACAAATTAGAGTTTGAATATTTTATAAAAGCCAAATTAGCAGAAAATGGGTTGAATATTAGTAAATTAGCTGAGATGTTAGGTACTTCGCATGCGAACCTATCTAAAAAAATCAAAATAGCGAGTTTAAATTACATTGATTTAAACCATATTGCAGACCTTTTGGGTTATGATATTGAATGGATAAAAAGAAAATAGGAGAGTTTTATGGGTTATGTGTTTTGGTTATTAGGTGGCTGTATTTTTATGTATACTTTTACTTTGAGTGCTTCAAGCTCAATTCATCAAATTTATGTGCAATTGTTATATATAACAAGTTTTTTGCTTATGGGATGTGGACAAATTATTATTACATTGAGCAGAAAGTTATCAGATATGAATAACAAATTTGAAGCAATAGAAGCACACTTACAAAGAATTCTTGAGAGATTTTAAAATCGTCATACAGTTTTCAGCTTTACATTTGAGGCAATAGTTTTTCTTCCGGCTTGCCTGTGTCGGAATACACATTAAGATTTCTATAGGGATTAAAAACCAGAGCATAGGGGAAAACGGCATAATAAGAAAAATTGTTACAACCAGGCATATTACCCAGAATGCTTTAGTACAAATAACGCTTTCACCGGCTCTTCGTTGTATATTTCCACAATTCCTGCAAATATATTTCGCCATACGAACCCCTTTCACACAACCTTTTTGAGTAATGTATCATAAATTGCGCAGAGTTTCAACCCGGATGGTAGTATTAAATTAGGAGGGTATTATGCCGGAAGAAAATAAAAATCAGGGCGGTGCGCAAAATAAACTCGGTGAACTTTTTGTCAAGTTCTCTACAAAAGGGCTGCCGTCACTATTGAAGAATTTGAACTCGGTACAAGCGAATTTTCTGTTAAGCAAAAAAGCGGCGGAAGAGTTTATTAAGCCTATTGTTAATATGTCCCAAAAGGCTACACAAGGGGTAACAGGTTTGGCAAAATTAAACGCTGTTACCGGCTTGACAATAAAGCAGCTTAATGAGTTGCAGATATGGTCTCAGTTAAATAATGTTAGCTTTGATGAACTCATAGGAAACGTAAAAGCTTTACAACAGAACCTGTTAGAAATTTCTATGGGCAGGGGAAATATTAAGGGTTTTTCGCTTCTGGGATTAGACCCTCGCCAATTAGATTATAAAAAACCGCTAGAAGCATGGGGAAAGCTTCGGGAAAGAATTTTGCAAGTGGATGAAGCAACTGCGGCTTTAGCCTTAACAGAACTCGGCTTTTCTGAAAATATGCGTTATGCAATGATACAGCAAAACAACGAATATGACCGCAGGTTATTGTTGACAGATAAGGAAGCAGATGCCTTGCAAACACAGCAAGGATTATGGAATAAATTGAGTGTTACCTGGAACAGCGCACAAACAAAATTTATAGCCAATCAACGCTGGATTAATACTCTTCTTGAAGATACTACAAAATGGTTAGAGGGGCAGCACCCTATATTAGAAAGTTTAAGCAAATCCATTGACTGGTTTTATAATTCTTATATTCCGAATAGTGCAAAAAGTCTTGTTAATGTACAGAATCTTTTTAAACCGGAAGTTTTAAAAAGAGATGAACCTGCTGCAATTACGTACAGTAAACGTCTGGCTGATTTTCTAAAAACGGGTATAGGTTTAGATGCTGCCATTATATCTGATTTTATGCAATATCAGAAAGAGCCTGTGCAGCAGATAATTACCAAACCCTCCACTCCAGTAAAAAATACAAAGAATTTAAACCCTTTCCAGCTTGAAGTAATACCAGATAATGAATTACCTATAGGAAACGGAGTAGACCCTAACAATATATTACCGCCAAAACCTGATATTGCTTCTGCTTCGACCAGTGCGAACGCTCAAATTTCTGTTACTCAGTACATAACCGGTGAAAATGCCGAATTAATAGCTCAGCGTTCTGCAGATAAAATAGAAGATACATTAACAACATTAACAGTACAAAATACATGGATGGTTTAAAAAATGACAGATAGTTTTTTTCAAACAATGAACAAAAAATATGGTAGTATTAATAAAAATCAACTAGCCCAAAATGTTTTTAAAAACAGTGTAAACATTGGCGAGGCAGTTGTAAATGTGCTTGGGAATTTTGGCGTGGCTGGGTTTCGCTTTAACATACCTTTAAGAGAGCAAGTAAAACTTGAAAATGAAGTTACAGACCATTATGTAGATACAAATACGCCCGTGCAGGATAATATAGCCAGTAAGCCTGTTACTCTTACTTTAACAGGGTTACAGGGCGAGTATTTTTATAGTGTTAATGAAATTAAGGACGCTCTTGCAAACGTTACTCCTATTTTGTCTCTTGTAAAACAATTTACCCCGAAATTAAGCAGTGCAACGAAGCAGATAAAACAAAAATATCAAGAATCCGAGCAGGGTTTAGCCGCTTATTATGCTTCCTATGATAAAGAAGTCCCGGGGTGGCAGTCTCTTGTTACATTCGGAAATAGTCTTAATGGCATGGATTTATTCCAAATTTTTCAGAATTTATATAAGCTGAAATCCGCCCAAACTCGTGCTTTTCTATTTTTTGAAGCACTCTGGAAATCACAGGCCATATTTTCTTTGGAGTGTTCTTGGAAAGTATATCAAAACATGGTAGTTACAAATGTTACGGCGTTAAGAGATGAAAATGCAGATATTACAGATTTTACAGTATCTTTTAAACAAATAAACTTTGTGCAATCACTGGTAAGGAGTTATGATAACGCCGCAGGCAGGACACGAGAGCAGTTAGCAAAAACAACCAATAAAGGTGTCGATAAAGGTAAGGAGGTAAAGACGGTATAATGTACCAGTTAACTCAATTAGACAGTAACCCTAAACAACAAATAACAATGCTCTTAGATGATAATTTAAGGGTAGTTTTAACTTTTGAATACAAATCAAACCAACTGGGCTGGTTTTTCGGGGTAAAGTGGGGCGATTATGATTATAAAAACATAAGATTAACTACCAGCTATAACATTTTACGAGCTTACCGGAACTCTTTACCGTTCGGTTTAAGGTGTGATACTCAGGATGATGAAGAGCCAATGGACTTAAACGATTTTTCAAACGGTTATGCAACTGTATATTTGTTAACCCGTGCGGATGTCCAAACCATAGAGGGAAATTATTATGTTAAAACTCCAACGGAATTATAAGATTGTTTTTGAGATTGGCACACGTAAGAATTTCAACCAATATATACCGGAAGAAGAGGTTACGGTCGCATATCCGACAACCTTGCAATTTTCTGTTACTCATAGCATTAATTTTAGTAATGTTAGCCGTGGCAGTTTTCAATTATATAATCTGTCTCCGGCTATTAGAAGTAAATTATGGAAAGATTTATATAACCAGACTAAATACATTACAATGTATTTATATGCCGGATATCAAGATACTATGCCGCTTATTTTCCGGGGTGATATAGGGCAATGTTATTCTTACCGAGAGAGCGGAAGCGTAGATTTTATAACAGAAATTCAGTCAGGTGATGGCACTTATTTATTCCAATACGGTATTGCTAATTGTACACTTACGGAAGGAACGGAATTTGAGAATTTATTAAAAGTTCTTTTAGAAAATACACCGCAGTATAAACCCGGTTATTTGACAAAGGAAATACCCCCGCTTCCACGCAATACCACTTTTCTAGGTCAAACAATGGATATATTGGGTAGTGCTTACGGGGATTATCAGATATTTATTGATAAAGGGGAATTGAATGTTCTTGGTAAAAATGATGTTATCCCGGGAGACATTCAGGTAATAACTGCGGAAAGCGGTCTATTAGGGAGTCCGAGACGTGCGGAACAGTATTTGAACTGTAGTTTAATATTTGAACCTCAATTAAAAATTGGACAGGCGATAGAATTAATCAGTGATTCCCTGCCTTTTGTTAACAATGTATATAAAGTAATCGGATTGAGCCACAACGGAGTTATAAGCCCTGTTACGAGCGGGAGTGTAATAACAGATGTACAGCTTTATATGGGAGAGACCTTTTTCAATGAATTAAAAAAAGCTACAGAAACAGTATATACAGGCACAACAACAGAAGGCATCTGGATAAAGCCGGTACAAGGGCGCATTTCCGGTTCTTTTCATGAACAGAGAGCAACACATTTGCATGCGGGGATAGACATTGCAGCGCCTTACAATACGCCTGTATATGCCCCTGCTAACGGTACTATTGAAATTGCCGGTACAATTGGCGCTTATGGTAAATGTATTTACATGAATAACGGTAAAATAAACGGTGTCGAAGTGACAAGCCGATACGGGCATTTGAACCAGTTTTTAGTACATAATAGTCAGAAGGTCTATCAAGGTGATTTAATCGGGTATGTAGGAAGTACCGGAAACTCTACCGGCCCGCATTTACATTTTGAAGTAAGAGAAAACGGAGTTGAAGTAAACCCGTTAAAATATATAGGAGCATACAGTTAATGAATAAAGCAGTAGGATTGCCGGATGAGCAACCAAATTTATTGATAGCGTTAAATTACTTAAAAAATAACGTTATGTCACGGCTCAATTGTCATAATATCGGGAAAATTCTTGAATTTGACCCCGCAACCCAGCGATGTACAGTACAATTAATGCAGGTCAAGCTATTCAATGAGCAGAATATAACGCCTGTTCCGATAACAGATATACCGCTCATAATATTAGGTGCTGGAAATGCACATATTACAATGCCTGACCCTGTGGGAACAATCTGCCTTCTGCTTTTTATGGACAGAAACATAGATTCATTCCTGGAGACAGGGGAATTATACGCACCGGACACGACAAGAATGCACGATTTTACGGACTGTGTAGCCCTGACTACTTTTACTACTCTTGCGAATCCGATGGTGGATTATGACACAGAAGCTATAACACTTATTCACCAAAAAATCATAGAAGAAGTTAAGAAGCAATCCTATATAAAGATTTATCCTGATAGAATAGAATTAAAAAATATTCAAGGCGAGGCAGCTCAGGGCTCGATTAGCGTAGGTGAAAAGATAAATATAGGTAATAACACTCAAAATCTTGCCGATTTAATTCAGGCGTTTCTAACAGCCTGTGAGAATATAGCAGTAGTTACAAATACAGGAGTCTTGACACCTGCGGCGAAACAGGCGTTTACTGATTTAAAATCACAGTTTGAGGAGTTGTTACAATGAGTTTTAGAAATCTTGATTCTGCCCACGATTGGACATGGGGCGCTAATAAAAGCAATTATGTTACTGCTAATCAGGAGATAGGGCTTAATCTTGAAACCCGCATACTGTCGTTTCTCGGGGATTGCTTTTTTGCAACTAATGAGGGTATAGACTGGTTTAATTTGCTTGATTATCACTACCAGGACAGGTTAGAGAATGCCGTTCAGGAAACCGTTAAGAATACGGACGGCGTAACAGCGATTAACAGTGTGGATTCGATTGTGAATGCCGATAGGAAAATAAGAATCACATACGACGTACAGACAATTTACTCACAATCCTATACGGGAGCAGTAACCCCGCCCGGTCAGAATTAATTTTCAGGCGCTCTGGTAAGCTAGGATTAGGGGCATGAAGAGTGAAGCGACCATTTTATAACGAACACTTCACACCTCACGCCTCACCCTTCACCAAAAACAACTAACAAAGGAGCGCCTTATGGCACAAAACTATATCGGGATTAGCGGTCTTGTCACACAATCTTTAGAAGAGATACGCCAGGATTTAATAACCAAATTCAAGGGAGTATACGGTCAGGATATTAATATTGAGCAAAACAGCCCGGACGGACAGTGGATTAATATTTTAGCTCAGGAAAAAAAGGACATTTTAGACCTGTTTACCCAGTTTTATAACAACCTTGATCCGGACAGAGCAATCGGGATTCCGCAGCAGATTTTGTATAAGCTTAACGGCTTGATAATAAAAGCTTATACATACAGCTATACTTATGTCAATGTCACGATTAACGAATCAACCAGCCTGCAGGGGCTTGATACCAATATTGAGAGTGCTGACGGTACGGGTTATACCGTAAGAGATACAAATGGAAACCGATGGATACTGGCAGCATCAACGGAGCTCGAACCCGGTGTACATTCACTCAATTTCAGGGCTGCCGATTTAGGAAGTATTACGGCATTACCTAATACAATCAATGTAATGAAAACGGTTGTAAGGGGTGTTTCTTCCGTCAATAATCCTGCGGGAAATTATATTACAGGCTCAACCGGAGAGACTTCCGCCCAGTTCAGATTGAGAAGGAATCAGGCTATGGCAGTACCTTCTCAAGGTTTTGATGAAAGCACGGAGTCACAAATGCTCAATCTTACCAATGTCACCCAGTGCAAAGTATATGACAACCGGACTGATTCCGTTGTTAACGGTATTCCGGCGCACGGTATCTGGGTTATCGTACAGGGCGGCAAGCCTGAGGATATCGGAAGAGTTATTTATAACAACCTGCCGCCGGGTATTCCGATGAAGGGTGAGCAGTCGGTTTGGGTGCAAAAGACTAACGGCGATGTGGTAGAAGTCTTATACGACGTTCCGACTGCGGTAAATCTGTATGTAAGAGCTACTATTAAAAATTTTACGACAACTAATTTAGATGAAAACTATATCAAAGAGCAGCTTGCACTTACAGAGTATCAAATCCATGAAAGAGCAGAGAGTTCAACGCTTCTGGGTACGATAAAAGAAACCATCGGAGACGCCGGTACTCCGTATAATGTTGAGATATCTGCAGATAATTCAAACTGGGTAGAGTATGCAACACCTGAGGGGCTGGATGAATTCTTTGTAATAACAACAGCTAATATAACGTTAACAATTGTTTAGGAGCAGCAAATATGCCTGACTACACACAGGATATACAGGACGTTAAAACCTATTATGCGGATTTATTAATTCTCCAGTACCGGAATAAACCGAAGGCACGGGAGACAATCAAGATAGGCGCAGATATTTACCTCGGAGACGGGGTAATATTTCAGCTGCAGGATATTCTCGATATCGACAAGGCGGAAGGTGCACAGCTTGATATTATCGGAAAAATCCTTGACTGCCCGCGGGTTGTTCAAGGTATTTATAACGATATGATTTTTTTCCAGTTCTATGACGGGCCGGATTCTGTCGGATTCTCGACGGTAGGCAATCCGCAGGGCGGGAATTTCAGAACGATACAGAATTATAACCAGAGCGAGTACTCGCTTCCGGATGATGATTACAGATTCCTGCTCAAATTCAAATCTGCTGTAAACGTCATGCGGGGCTCCGAGCGGGGTATTGATGATGCCTTATGGAATGTTTTTCAGGGTGATGTACTGCTCAAAAATAACCATAATTTAACCATAACCTATATTGTATCAGCTGAACGTACACTGGCGGCGCTGGCTGCAAAACAGCTGGGTTACTATAGAGCACCGGAGGGAGTAGGGGCGAATTATGTCTTAAGAGTTCCGTCTCCTTCTCAAATTTTCGGATTCAACCGCAAAGGTATAATAAATAAGACGGTAGTAGGTTTTTCAACCAAAGACAAACGTCAAACCGGAACCTGGCTTACAAAAGAGAATTTAATCTCACTTGTAACGCCGCAAGGATAAAGAATAAATATCAACCAATAAAAGGAGTAGATTAAATGCCAAAGATAGAGCGTACGACGCAGGAAATCTTTGCAAATCAGGCAGGTAGTCTGGAAGTAACGGCATTCGGTACGGCAAAAGACCAGACACCTGTTTATACAAAAGATTTAACACAGATACAAAATACTAACTTTTTAAATGGATGGCAGAGCGCAGTCTTATCCGATAAGTCCCCCTGGGAGGAGGATATGAATGCGCTTTTCTTTGCGGTAACAACTCAGCTTGCGTATTTATTTCAGCAGGGTATTCCTGAATATGATGCCGGCACGACTTATTATATCGGCTCACTAGCTAAGGTTACTAACAACCAGGGCTATGTAACCGTGTATAAATCTTTAACTAATGATAATACCGGTAATGCGGTTACTAATGATGCTTATTGGCGCGTATTCCAGTCAGACGGGAGCCTGCAGCTTGCAAATTATGAGATAGGGCTTCCGCAGCCTACACTTAGTAACACGCTTTTTCCGAACGAAATTTGGCTTGATGGCCAAACTGTATCAAGGACTACTTATGCCTCCCTATTCAATATTTATGGTACAACATACGGCGCTGGTGATGGCAGTACAACGTTTGTATTGCCTAATTTTAAAGATAGGGTTTTCTGGGGAAGTAATACATTTGGTTATATAGAGGCTGGGTTGCCAAATATTTTAGGGGAATGGACTGCCACAACAGAATCCAGTCAGGCACCTTTGAATCCTACAGGAGCCTTTTATGTAATAAGTGAATACGGGGATGGGGCTAATGGTACAAGAGGACGGTTTTATCGTGTAGGTTTTGATGCATCACGTTCAAATGGGGTTTTTGGCAAGTCAAACACTGTACAGTCACCGGGCATAAGATGCAGGGTTAAAACAAGATGGTATTAAAGGAGCAATTAAATGCCTAAAATAGAGCGTAAGACACAAAAGATTTTCGGGGGCAATGCCGAGAGTGACCAACTTGCGGTATTCGGGAGTATGATAACCGGCACGCCTGTTTATAACGATGATATAGAGACATTGCAGTCAGAAGCTTATACAGAGGGCTGGCAGGTTGCGGTTGCGGCTAACGAAGCACCGTTTATGGAGGAGATGAACGGGGTACAGTATGGTTTTTCTAAACAGCTTGCTTACCTCTTTCAGCAGGGTATAGCTGAATGGGACGCGGGTACTACATATTACCTGAACTCATTTTGTCAGGTGGGCGGTGTGATTTATAAATCAATGCAGGATGAAAACATCAACCATTCACCGGCTGACGATACAGAGGGTACATACTGGTCACCGCTTGAGACAGGGGGCGGCGGCAGCTCTGGTCTTCCTCTTCTATCTATCCGTATAGCTTTTTACGTTGATGAGTCACTTGGCTTAGATTACTATCTCAACGGCCAGCTGTTGACTGTAAACTCGAATTTACAGGGCGCTGTTAATGAGCTTAAAAAACTTAAAGCAATCAGACCATCACTATTTGTGACAGAGGAAGAATGGCAGGCCACCAAGACACTTAGTCCTAACGGTATTGTTAATGCATTTGTGCTTGATGAAGATGCTGGTACTTTGAGGCTGCCAAAATATCCTGATTATATTTATGGAGGCAGTGAAAATGCGGAGATTTCCGTTAGTGGTAATGGTTATGGTTTAGGGTTAACACCTGATGGCTCTAATTTGTTTATGCTTAGTAAATATGGCGGTGATGGAAACGATACAAATTCAAGGCCTTCTGGCCCTCATGGTGCGCCTGTTCCTGTTGGAGGGTCTGCTGGAGCTATGGGCGGTGGTTACACAAATATAGCCTGGGGCGTTCATCCTGACCCTGCAAAATCAGGCCTGAAAGGTCAACTAACAGATAATACAGAAAAAATAACCTTAAAATACGTTATCCGTTTAGCCACAGGGCAGGAAACAGAGGTCAATATCACAAATGAGATTGAGCTGAATAATCCATTTTTCTTTGGAATGAGCCAGTATTTTGATGTAGAACCGAATAATCTCAGCTGGCTAAAATCTGATGGTATGTACAAACCTAAATCTGTTTATCCCGACTATTACAACTGGATTTCAGAAAATGTTAATAAAGGGGTAGAAGGGTTTAAAGGCCAAGAAGGCTATTGTTTTATAGCTACTGATTCATCTGGTTATTATTGGTGGGTTTCTACTGAAAGTCCAGTAGTGGGTGCATCAGTATATAGGTATGATGTTGGCGTAAATTCAATGTTTTTTGATGGTACAGTCGAAACATTAACCTCAGATGGATTTACTTTTACTTCAATTTTTGAAGGCTCGTCTTACACGGTAACAAGAGATTCAAGTAAGGATACAAGTATATTACACCCTGCAGCCTGGATTACAGACAACGACTTTGAAATTAATACCTCTGTAGAAACGTTTAGACTGCCGTTGCTTGATGGTAGTGAATGTTTAGTGAGTGATAGATATATAGATTTGACACTTCAAGCGAGTGGTACAAAATATACTGCAGTGGCAAACGGATTTGTCTTTTTTGAAAAACTAAATACATCCAATACTCAATTTGTTAAAGGTACGAACCTAAGCTCTGGTTATGCAGATATTAGTTACGGGACTTATTCCGGTTCAACCCCGAGCATACTGCTAAAAGTAAAACGAGGCGACATTTTTTCTATTGATTATGATGCTGCAGGAGTTACAAACTCCTTTAGATTCATCTACGCCCGAGGCAACGGCTCTCTCTACTACTATGTTGGTGAAACAGTCCAGAATGCTAACCTGATTGACGCAGGGAGGATGGCGGAGTTTTACGCTACTAAACAATTTGCTACAAGCGCCAGCCTCCCGAGCCACGATTATGTAGAATTAACTATAGGTGCTCCTGGAAGTACATATACAGCACCGGCGAATGGATGGTATGAGTTATCTGGAATACCAACTCACAGTACCAATAACAACATTTTACTTTGGAATACTAATACAAAAGTAGGAACCCAAGTTCAGGGCATTACTACTTTTTATGCCGTGGCTCAGTTTATACCATGTACAAAAGGAAATATTATAGAGGTGAATTATACAAATTATAGTTTTACGGCGAAAGGTCAGGGTCTTCGTTTCAGCTACGCTCAAGGCTCTCAAGGAGGTTCATAATGTTTTATATCGAACAAGATAATCAGATAGTATTATTTGATGAAGATAAACAGAAACTACAAAATACAATACTCTTTATGCCTCAGTATGCAGGCTTGGAAATAAAAGAGACTACAAGACCGATTGAGGATTTCCAATTTGCAGATACTGAGGAGTACAAAGAGGAGCAAGCACAGAAGGAGCGTAACCGCCTTGACCTTCTCTCACTCACAAAGCGTGAAGTATTCTTAGGGCTTTATCAGGCTAAAGGGATTACACCTGAACAGATTAAGGCAAAAATTACCGACCCTGCCGGGTTGATTGAATTTGAGTATGCGAATGATTACTTCAGGGGCAATCCTTTGATTGACACAGTAGGAACGGCTCTGGGTATCACATCAGACCAGCTGGATAAATTCTTTGATGAAACAAAGAAGGGTGACACAGAAGCGTATAAATACCTGACTACGGTAACTTTAACAATCAACGAAGTACCAGCAGAGGCAACAGTTACAATTAACGGGGTGCAGGGCTCAACAATAACATTACCTTACGGGGATACCGTGAGTTACTCGGTAGCTAAAGAAGGCTACCTGTCACAATCAGATATGATAGAGCTCACGGAAGATAGAACACTGGAGGTGGTTTTAGATGAAGATAAAACCGGCAGCGACACAACCGACATTTCAGATGAGATGGACACAGCGACTGATACAGCAGAAAAAGCTGACGCAGATAACGCTGGATAACGGCAGTAAATTATTAGTCCGTGAAAGTCCGGACTACAAACTTCAATCCCTTTATGACAAAGCGGGTGAATGGCTAAGATCTAAGCTTAGCTATTATAAAGGAAAGCAGATAATTAAAACGCTGACAAGCGAGAATGGAGGCTATGATGGATGACAAAATGAAAGAAGCATTAGTAGAATGCTGTAAAAAACACGGTGAAATTTTAACCGAGGGCGTTGTCGAGTTCGCGTATGACCTTGTGAACGTTGCAATCGAAACAAGCACTAATAAAATAGATGATGCCTTTTTACCAGTAATTAACGCTACAAAACCAATCGTATTATCCTATGTAGATAAAATTGACGAGGAAGTAGCATAGTATGGCTTTTGATGTACCAAAGGCTATTGAGAAGCTTGCGGAAGCTGTAAAGAGCGGTTTCCGCTATGCAGAAGAGGCGAAAGAACATCAATCAGAAACAGAGGTTTTAAAAGAACTTAAAAGGAAATGTAAGGGAATAGATGCAGCTGAAAATCTTATTATCATGATGTACCCTTGTTTTACCCCTGCTAATGATGAAGAAGAACGCAAATTCGCCAAACTTCTGAAAATATTTCTGGAGAATAACTAGATGTTTGTCAACTATAATTTTGAACACGAATTGGAATTTAATTATATTAACCGGAAAACTCCGTTTACAGTAAGGCGTAGTGCTCCTGTAAGAGTTGCCGCCGGCAAGAAAACCTTCTGGATAATGATACCTGCCGGTTTTACATCTGACGGCTGCAGTATACCAAAACTATTGCGTTTCTTCTTTGGATGCCCGCACACACCTCAATATATACCTGCAAGCATAATACACGATTACATTTTAGCTAATCCTAAAACAGTAAATTACAATCGTAATCTTGCTAGTCTAATATTCTTTCATGCTTTGTTGAATGAAGAAGTAACGCCTTTAAAAGCTGTTTTGATGTATCTTGCAGTTGATATAAGGCAAGCTGTAAAAAATATTTGGACGGAGAAATGGGTATGACAGAAGAAAGACCGGTACAGGCGCAGGAATGCTATGAGCACCATATGTTATTAAAAGGTCAGTTAGAGAGGATTAATCATTTCCTATTTGGTGACCCTGAACATCCGGATGATTTATCTGTAACTGCAAAAGTAAACCTTATGTTTAATGTACTTCTGGAAATTAAAAGATGGGCTATTGGAGCAGTATTTACATTTGCAGGATGTCTTATTTTTCTCGGGAGTCACTTTGCCAAAATGGATAACATCGCTGAAAAACTTGACTCACACATAAGGCAGACTGATATCGCAATAGAAAGCATCGAAAAACGTGTAATCACGTTGGAAGATTTTGTATACAAAAGGAGTAGACAATGACAGTGAAGTATATAATCGGACATTGGACAGGGTCTAGCTACAAGCCAAATACAATAGATTTAAACAGTTATCAATTACTTATAGACGATAAAGGTATAAAGCATATCGGTAAAGCTATAGGGCAGGCAGCATCAACAGGCGGTATGAACTCAATTACATATAATATCTCTTGCTGCGGTGGCTCAACTTCTACTCCCATAAAAAAGCCGCAAATAGAAGCTTTTTACAAAGCTTGCGCTGAAAAAATAAAAGAATACAGACTAAATATATCTGACTTTTATACGCACGCAGAAATAGGCGAAATGTGCAGGAATTATAAAACAAAAAACGCTGGAGAAAGTTTAGCTTATGCCGACTGTGCAGGAGAATTAATAACTAAACTTCTTCCATGGAATAATTATCTGAACCAAAATATAAGCAAGGTAGATTTGCGGAATCTCCCGGACATTCAAGGTACAGCAAAACAAACAGGAGATTTTCTCAGGAATAAAATCAAATGGTATTATGAAAGATATTAATCTTAATTTTTCACCTTTCTCTCTCTTATTTTACAATATCAAGCCTCGCAATGCGAGGCTTTTTTTTGAATATTTTATAAAATTTTATCGTGTTTTATTTTATGCTCACATTATGCTCACATTTTTCGAAAATTGCTTCAAATTTATCTATCCCATTTTCAATCATTGATTTATTAGTTTTTGCATAATTTCTTAATGTGGTCAGCTCGTTTGTATGCCCTAACTGGTCTTTTGCAAATGTTATAGATAGATCAGAGGCTATTGCCATATCTGCATTGCTCCTCCTTTAACTGTTTTATAACATCTTTCACATCATTTAGAAGTTCTTGTGTGGTCCATTTTTTATTATTGGAGTGATTAAAACCTGTTAAGCAATCAAGCCCATAACACCCTATATAATCGTTACAATGGGCATAATCCCACCCAATCCACCAAGGACCTGTTGGATTAAAGGACAAATCACTTTGACTAAAAGTCAATCCACCGTGACAATTTATATCAATATCATCGTAATTCTTTTTATAATATCTATGTTCTTTCGGTATTTGAACATAACAGCAAGGATGAGTTCCATAACTCATAATTACATAATTAAACCCGTCAATAATACCTTTGTCTAAACATAGAACAATTCTTTCTGTTCTGTATTCCATTTCTAACATAAAAACCTCGCTTTCTACTTTTTCTGTGCTACAATAAAGCCCGATTTACAATAAGGGATAATAAAAATATGAAAAAACAATATCATTCGCAAAAATCTAAACAGACTAACAAAAAAGTTATGTTCAAGTTTGACCCAAAAGATAATACTGTTTTTGAAACAACGGTTACAAGTCCAAATGGCAATAAAAACAATTTTAAGCTCTGGAAACAGAGCTTTTTTATTTTAAGTATTTTATAAAATTTTATCGTGCTCAAATCGTGCTCAAATTTATACCTAAAAGTGTGTAAAAAATGGTAAAACGATTTTTAATAAAACTTTATGAAATACTCATTATTACTATATGTTTGGTAGAAAATGTAAAAGTTGTAAAATGGTAATGTTGAACTGTTTATCTTCATCACCCAACGGTTAAAACCCTTGTCCTTTCTTTATTGTAGTTTTCCGTGCTCAATTTGTGCTCTATTGGATTCTGTGTTATGTAAATTATCTAAAATATTTAGTGCCTCAAATTTTACACTTGGCATATAACTTGCGTAGACGTCTAATGTCATTTTAGCACTTGAGTGGCCTAATTGCTCTTGGACATATTTTATTGGAACACCCTTACTTAGTAAAATTGTTGCATATGTGTGCCGTAGATCGTGAAATCTTATTTTGATTTGCTCATCTTCTGGCAAATTTTTATTCAACAATTTCAATGTAGCACAAAAATAATTTCTTTCCAGTAAAGAAGGATGCATATACTTACCGCTTGAATTGCAAAAAACTATTTTTGAGATTACAGTCTGTTGCTTTTTATATTCCTGAAGTATATTTATAAGAATATCTGGTATATCGACAAGTCGTGATTTATTATTCTTTGTACTCGTTTTTTCGTGTTTGTAGACTTGTTTATTAATTTTAATTCTCGAATTTTTAAAGTCAATATCAGCCCATTCTAAGGCTAAAAGTTCACCGCGCCTTATCCCGGTATAAAGAGCTGTTGCTAATAATGCGTACACTTTTATATTCTTACTTTTGGCCGCATTCAGAAATCTTTGGATTTGTTTTTCATCAAGTACATTGATATCCTTTTTTTCTTCTTTCAATTTATCGCTTTTTAGTATGGGGCTTCTTGAAATATATTTATTTTCAATTCCATAGTTAAATATTACTCTGAGCAGCTGAATTAATTTGTTTATTGAAACATTCCCCAAACCTTTTCTTTTTAGATAAAATATGAGGTTTTCAATATCTTTGTGTGTAATTTCTCGTACAATTCGTGGCATTAGACTTTGAAAATGAGCTTTTACATTCCTATTGTACAAATCCGTAGTTGATTGCTTGCATTTTATTTCGCAATGCCTGCTAAGAAAAGCATTTACTAATGTAGAAAATCTTATGTCTGTACTGTAATCAAATACAACATTCGGTAAATCAAGCTGTGCATCTAACAATGTTTTATAACCGCTTTTTCTATATTGTTTGCCGTCTATCGTATAATTTATCTCATAGCAGGTATGCTTCCCTGATTTATTTTTCCAAGTTCTTTTTCTTATGCCTGCCATTGCATCTCCTGTAACAATTCAATCTCGGCGACATCATAAAAAATATTTCTCCCAATCCTATGACGAATTAAATAACCTTTTTTTGCCCAATTATCGACAGTAGAACGAGCAATATTGAATATCTTTTGAATATCCTTTGCTCGAATATATTTTTTGTTTAATATCCCTTCTCTATTAAAATTAATAACATTACTCATTTCTTACCTCCAAATACTTCATGTAACTTCATGAACAACATTTCTTAACAAAGAACCTCAAGCCATGATGTGGCATGAGGTTCGGAATTGTTAAGCTAAAAAATAAAAACGTGCCGCATAAACATACAGCACGCAAAATTATTACTTATGGGGCAGTAATGCCCCTTCCCTTAATGTTATTATAACATATAAATTGCTTCGTGGGGGATTTCTCCCCCACAGGACTACATCAAGTGTAGTTATGCCTTAAACTGTTATTAACTTATATTCATCATACTTAACCCTTAGCGGAACCTTTTCTCCGATATCAAGATAAACAAAATTTTTGACAAAATCCAGCATTAATATAATAGCTCCGGATTCTCATAGATGTTGCCGATGATTTCTAAATGGTATGCAACATCATATAAATTGACGATTTTAGTATAATCTTTATATGAATACTTATCATTATCTGATATCAATATTTTGTATCGTGCTTCATCTTCGCAATATATAACTTTTCCAATTGAGATATTTCCATTTTTAAATTTTGTTCTTTTAACAATATCCCCTTCATAAATCAGCTTGCCGTTTTTGTCTTTTTTGCTCGTGCATTGCATAAGATTTGTAAAATCTTTAGTTATTAGCAAATCGCAATCAAAAGAATACTGATTAATATATTCTTGTTTTTCTATAATTTCTAAAAAATCAGAAAAGAAACAATTATCCGGGTATTTATCTTCAAATATTTTTTGTGCGATATTTGTATCAATTTGATAACCTGTTTCACAAATACTGTCTGTTGGAACAATAATTACAAATCTATCTGTTTTTAATACAGCTCTATACTTAAATCTATCCTGCATTTTCTTCCCCTTTCGCCTTGCTAATGATGTCTAGGACAGTTAAAATTCTTTCATTATTAAATGCCCTAACATCTGTTTGAGTCCTATCATCTTCACAGTATGTATTAAATCTATGGGCATCCCTTAAAATTTTCTCAATCTCATCAAGGGCTTGCTTGTATTCTTGAAGTCGCGTTGTATAATCAATAACAACCGCATTCGCAGTGTTCAATTCTAACTCTTTTTCCAACTCCTTAACCTTTTCTTTTTCGGCTTGGAGTTCTACACGATATGATTTAATTTCAGAATATAAGTCATTACCTATTGTTTTATGCTCTTCTGCAAGAGTATGATTTATTTTTATTATCCTTTTATAATCTTCTTTCAACTTCTCATTTTCTTGCTGTAACGCTTCACAGTTCTTACAATATTCGCTCATTGTTCCTCACTTTCTATCTGCTCTAGGACTCGTTTAGCTGTGTTTTTATTTCCGTTTGGGAAAGTTCCAGAATAAAATTTCAACGCTTCCGTTGCTATTTTAAGTTTGTGTTGTAGTTCAAGACATTCACTGTCTTTATTTGCATATTCTCTTAAATAAAAAGTTTCGTTTTCTTCTTTTTTCTTTTTCATCTCCTCGTACTCCTGCTTCAGCCGTTCAAATTCTTGAAAAGCCTCATTGTGTCTTTGTTCAAGTTCTTTGTAATCTTCTTTTAAATTTTCGCATTCCTGCGTTTTGCGGGCTAATTGTTTGAAGTCGCAGTTTGGATATTCTTCGCACCTGTCATACATTGTAATTTCATAACCATAACGTAAATAATATTCGCAACCACATTCGCCATCCTCAAAGTATTTACATTTACTTACATCCACGCCGTCAATTATCACTGTTCTATTTTCACAAGTGAAATTCTCATTAAAATTTTTGTTCTGATTTTTTAATGAGTCGTTTATTTGTTCTTTATCTGTCATTCTTCCCACTCCTCCTCAACTTGTAAGATCTCCGTTACTTGCTGGTGCTCAAGCTTATCTTTAAGCTTTCTGTTCTTTTCCTGTTGATATTTAAGAACTGCCCTCAGTCTTAAGACAGGAAAGTTTCTTCTGTAATTTCCATCGTTTGATAATCCGTATTTCCCGTATATACTCATAATATGGGTTTTTAGCGTAGCGAGTGAAATACAAAGAATATCACATATCTCATAGTTATTTAACCCTTTAGCCATAAGCTCTATGACTCCTTTTTCTCTTGGCGTTAGTGTTTCACGGTAAGACTGGTATACTCTTTGATACTCAAGCTTGTGATAAAACAAAAAACTCCGTATTATTTCCTCTTTTACTCCCATATTTTGAGATAACTCTTTAACCGTTAGGTTTTGACTATTACTATAGATGTATTTTTTATCCTCTTCGGTTAATACATTTCTTAATCTGGTTCCCATCTTTGCTCTCCTCTAAGGTTTAAGTTTTTCTTTCAATATCTTGAAAAATTCTTGTGCCTTTTGGTCGTCTTCTTTAGTTATTTCCGGTAATTCAAGCGCTTTAAAATCCTCATATGCGATGCTGCGTTGTTCTTTACCATTTTTCACCATATGTTTGAATTTCTCTGGATTTCTACGTCTATAGTTGTAGTAACTTCTCAGTCGTTCAAAATGTGCATTTGGAAGTTCTGCAGTGTAAGGTCGCTCTTTCCCTACCCCAAACTTTCTTGAGAATGAATTTATAAGCTCATTTAGCAGTTTTTCACTAGCACACATAGAAAGTAATTTTTCGTATTGTCTTTTTGTTAAACAAACATTCTGATAATCACCATAAATTTTCAAAATGTCATCGTTATTAGAAGTTAGAATTTGTTTACTTAGTGTAGTAGTATCCTTATCCTTATCTTTAACCTTATCCTTATCCAGTACCCTTAGGCAAGGGTTACCTAACCCTTCACTAACCCTTAACAAATTATTCTTTTTTAAGCTGGCTATAATGCCCTTATGAACATTGTTTGAAGGGTTAAGCAAGGGTATAGAGGTATTGTATTGAAATTTTATAAAGTCCTCAATAAAAATTTTATTTTTTGATATAAATTTGACTTGTTTAATTGCCTCAAAATCTTCTTTTTTTATTTCTTCTTGAAAACAATTTTTTAAAACCCTGTTAGAAATTTCATAAATTCCCGCACAATCGCAATTATCAAACAGAAATTTTACAAGAAGTTTTTGTTTATCCGTTAACTCCAAAAACCAATCTTTTTGCCATATATTTGAGTCTGCTAAGCGTTTAACCATGCCAACTACCTCTTATATACTCCTGTGCATTCAAAAAAGATTGTTGTACAGGTTGTGGCGCAGTACCTTCATAAATTTTCTGTAATGCTTTTTGAACTCCATACATTAAAGCTTGTTCTTTTAACATTTCATCATTTGTCATTTTTCCTGCGTTTACTCTGCTCGGATAGACTGCATAACGCATTTTAACCTCGCGCTTTACACAGTCTATCATCTGTTTTAATAGTTTAAAGTCTATCTGTTTTTCTTCCATATTGCGCCTCATTAAAATGGTATTTCTTCCTCGTTTATAGAATTATTGTCTTCTTTTTTTATTGGTACAAAGCTGTCTAAGACCCATTTGGGCGATTTATCATTCTTCGGGTTCGGATTTTGCTTAAAGCATAGAAGTTTAGTACCATCAATAACTATCGGAGTTATATCTTTATTGGGCGTTATAATAAAATATGTGTTTCCGTTTTTGTCTGTCTTGCTTCCGTTAAAATCTAATCCAATTGTTGTCATTATATTTTCCCTCCTAAAATTTCTTTTTTGTGCTCACTGCATAGTGTCTTAAACTCTTCTATAGAGTTAACTTTATTTTTGTAATAGTTATAATGCTTAACCAGCCCTTCAATAGTTTTATATTCAGCGATTAAGGCAAACATTTCCTCTTCATCTTCTGTCAGCTTAACTTCTTCAATAGCTTCTCCGCTGTTAAGCCATTCTAATAACTTTATTCCTGTTTCTTCTGTTATTACTGTATCTTCATTTTCAAATAGGCTTGTGCGGTCTTTAGAAACGCTCGCGATATGGTTTTGATTAAGTCGGAATATTGTCGTAAATTCAAATTCTAAACCTTCTCTCTGCTCAGTTTTTGTTCCGACCTTTACAGGTTTTGTAGTGGCTTTTCCTTTAGAATTCAAACCCTCTTCCATAACATAATCCGATTTAGTTCTTGCGCAGCCTATGATATGAATATTAGAGGTTAAAATAGCGTTAATGAACTTCTGATGCCTTGGTGTAACTTTTTTCCAATCGTTAAAAGTCCCGCCTAGCTGTGCCTGAATATCCAGACACCCTCCTTGCCCGCTCCATTCGTGTGAAATACTGTCAATAACCAGTACTCCGTAATCACCACTTACAGAAGCTTCATTGATTGCTGCAATATATTTTTCGGGTGTAAAGGGCGGAGTCAGTTCTAACGTATCGAAATCAAATCTATCAGCATATAGGCTGGCAGAGCCAAACTCCGTATCTATGAATGCAACTTTTTTATTCAGACTATCTGCTAAAGTTTTAGCAATTATTAGTGCTGAGTATGTTTTGCCGCTTCCTGATGCACCTTCTAATAATAATCTAAGTTTTTGCTGTTTCTTGCTTGCTCGTTTAAACATTTGTAATATTCCTTTCTCTACTCAAACCACTGTGGTATTCTTGTACCGTGCCAGCAGTAATAAGGGTCTGGCTCATAGGCCTTTTCCCAATTACAATCAGGAGGTGAGGCAGTACAATTATATTTATATTCAGGCTTAGTGCCGTGTTTTAAATAGTATGCAGTTTCCGCATCACATTCTTGATTTCCCAGCATCATAATGCCCCGCGCCTTATCATTTCATAGCACTTGTTTAGCTTACCTTCTTGCGCAATCTGTATTGCTTTTCTATGAGCTAGGTTCCACGCTCTTTTGTTCATAAACACAGGTATTTCGTCACCATCTGCATAAATCATAAGCATATGTTTAACTACTGCATCATACTTTTGTCTTTGTGTTGGTTTTTGTCTTTCGCTTATCACAATTGGAATACAGAGAAATAGACAAAATATAGTTAATATCCAAGCTTCAACCATAATAAAATCCTTTCAGGGGTTTAAAAAGCCGATGTAAAATGTATGTTGTGTAAATACACCGGCTAATAACTGTATTCATGGAATATAATCACGATTTAAAGAACTCTTTAAAAGTAGAAGAGCCGTATTGTCCCTCAGTAGCTTTTATCACTTCTTCTAATGTCATTTCTGGTTTATACTTCTCTTTGTTATTTTCTAAGAAATTATTAGTACCAAAACTGCAAGCGCCGGTGATTGTTCTGTATGCAATAACCCACCATTCAAGCGTATGTACTTCGTTTGGTTTAACATTCCTATACTTTTCTACATCTCTATCCGAGGTTTTAAATAACCAGTCATAATAAGCATGCTTAATTGTATTACCATGAGCATAAACATCATTTTTAAAGAATATATATGCAGTTTTTAAACCTACTTTAACCTTTAAAATGTTACCTTTAGATGATAAAACTTCACAAAAAATGCCATCAATTTTTCTATATGTGCCATTTTTCCAACATAATTGTTTTTCAACCTCAAGCCTAAATTGACGCATAAAATCCTTATTAGGTATAGATACTTTTAGTGTTTTAATGCTAGTTCCTCTAAGGTCGAGGTTTCCTCCAACAGTAAGGTTATCCGGTAGTGTTGTAATGCTTGTTCCTTCAAGGTTGAGGTTTCCTCCAACAGTAAGGTTATCCGGTAGTGTTGTAATGCTTGTTCC